TACGGATTCAGCAACTACAGCAGAACCAAACAGAGCAATACCAAGAGTCATAAGTTTAAGTGTTTTCATTATTGTTTACCTCATTTTTGTGTTATTTTTAAATATAGATTAAGCTTTTACAACAGGAAAATATGCATCCCCAATTACGAGTGAACAGACGCTGAAGTAATAACCACCATTACCAGCATCGGCATAACATTCGGCCTGAGCAACAGGATTTTGGTTGCTGTAAATAGTTACTGTATTTTTGTTCGAGTACTCTTCATCAGCATCCTCACCATTATCCTTATATTCACCAACCTTAACGTCAGTAATAAGGGCTTCAAGTTCGACATCCTTAAATTCTCCGAATGCGCTAGCACAGCAGTCGCTATCCGTCTCTTCGATAGAAACAATGGTACCGTCGTCCAAGTATAATTTATTTTCTTCGAATTTAACAATTCGTTTGTAGAGTAAACGTTCTTTAAGTTCTTCTTTATCAATTAATTTCATTATTTTATACCTCAAACAAAAAAAAAGAAAGAGCGTATTTAAACGCTCACTTGAATATATTCACTTTCATGGTCACTGTATAGAGTTACGTTGTAACCTGATTCAATCATTTTTCCATATACAAGATCTAGATTGCTGGACATAGCTCTGTGATCAATTCCTTCGATGTCAAATCTAACAATATCAATGTTAGTAATTTGGATCTCGAAATCACTGTTCAAATACTTGTCAACGATCAAGTCGTACACTTTATCCATGATTAAGTCAAGATTATCCTTAACTCGATTACGGTCTTCCAATTTAAGTGTAAGTAATTTGTTTTGTTGCATTATAAATGCCTCCTTCTTTTGTTTTCATTATAACGTATGTAATTACTGCGGAATATTAACAAGTTTAACCTTGCGTCCGGAGTCAAGTACACGTTGGAATGAATCTAAGAAAGAGTTTGAGAGGAATGTTTTCAAAGCTGCTTCTACAGAAGAAGCCATGGTCAATTTTCCATCAGTAATCACTAAGTGGTAGTATCCATGATCGGGATTAGTGGTACCTTCGTACATGTCATATATAAATGATCTAGTTAAAAGTTCTTCGTCACTAGAGTACTTATATGTTATTGATTCACAGTATTCCTTACATAGTTTGGATTTAACAACGTCATCTTTGAAATATTCGATACGATCACAATCATACAATACTAGATCCATGAACGAATCGTCAATACGTGTTCTAGGTTTTAGGATTTTGGATCTTTGCTTTGCGACATTGGATTGAATAAGCGCCCTCATGTTGTTCGGTAACTTATCCAGTAAACATTTCTTGAAATCAATGAAAGTATTAAGAGCAGCTTCGAAATCCTCAATATTCGGGAATACATATTTAGAAAACAGTGTATTGGTTTTTACATAGATAACTTTATTAAGATCGTTATTACGAACATTAAAGTAGATCTCAAGTCGATCACTATCTTTAAATTCAACACCCCGCAGTTCCTTCACATAACGTAAGAAATCTGAGAAATCGATCTTGTAAAAGATATCGCGACCAATGGCTTTAACCAAACCAGCTGCTCCCGCATCTTTATGAATATTCAAAAATAGTCTAAGCTGTTCTTTGTTTTGAATTTCGATTTCATTGGATGGTTCTTTGATATCTTGCCCGAAGAATACTGTCTTTTCACCAGGCTTAAATACTTTAATACCTGAATAATAACCTGTATTGGTGAATAGCTTAGCCATACGTTCGTTTTCGTTGTTAGGATCACCAAGTTCTGTGAGATGGTCGATAAGTTTTTGATTAAGATCCTCGATTTGTTCATCCAATTCATCTTTGGAATCATTCGTATTATCAAACCAAACAGACGCCATGAGGGCATAGTTTGACAAATCGCGAAGTGTATCCGAGATACTTTCGTCTTTAACCTTGGCTTCAGACTTAATAAGCGTGCGAAGTCGACCCATCTTGTCTTCCATACGAATAAGAGCTGCAATTAGCCCATATTCTTCAAGAGAAGATTCGAAAGAGTTTCCATAGTCAGCATTTTTATCAACAAAGGTTTGTAACAGTTCGTCATGCGCATTTTGCATATTTTCTTTTGTAATTTTTGTCATTATCTGACTCCTTTAAATTTATTTTGAGAAAAAAGAAAGGGTATAATAACCCTTATTTAAATTTAGAACTAACCATACCCCAGACTTTCGAAGTGATGATATTCGTCTGTTCGAAATTAAGCACTGCTGCCATTCCTACAAAGTTGACGACAGCGTTAAAACCATCTTTCCAAGTAATGCTGTTCTTGCGTTCTTCATTCTTCAACGCCAAGAGCTTAGCATACTTGATAGTCAATTTTAGCACTTCATCGGTTGTAGTGGCATATGCCATCTCGACCTTGCATAATTCCATTTGCTTGTCAAGCCCGTTATAAAGTAAGTTCATTAAAATATCGTACATTATTTGTACTCCTTTCTTTTTCTCATTATAGTATAAGTAATTCCTGCGATCATCTGTTTATAAGGTTATTTATTAGATTATAATCTGGTGCTAGCTGCCAAGATAACCAAACTGAAAATACAGTATTGAATAATATCACGAATGGCAAAGTAATATTGATATACACAAGAACACGGTTGGGTTTGCTTTTCTCATAATATTTACCGTCGTACATAACCTTATTCCAATTATCTAAGTCAAATGAATCGGTCCCAAAGCTAGCCATAGTTACAAATATTAGGCCAATAACCAAAATGATTGTCGAAATGATAATCCAATAGACCATTACATCGTGCCATTTAGATTGTTCCTTCAGAACTTCATAAGAAGCAGCGATTTTATCACCATATTTGTCTAGGAATTTTACAACTTCATCAGTCATTACCATATTCCTCCTCTACAAGACGCTTGAATTGTTCTTCACTGTTCAATTCTTGCAGTTCAACATTTACTTTGTGAACATTATATACTGCTACACCAGCAACAAATAAAGAACATACGGTACCAAACATAGTTAGAACCGCGGCTTTAATCTGTTCGCGAGCGACCCCTTGACGTAGTCCGTGTTCATAAGCTACCTGCATAGCTGGATCTTCGAAATGTACACTTGGTTTTTGGTTGTCTGTTAATTTAAACATAATGTTACTCCTTTTATTTAATATCAATCGATGATAGAATACTGTTGTATGATTTTTCAAGAGTTTCTATCGTATTGGTTTTTGAGATAATTTTTTTGGCAATAGAATATGAGTTTGGATATTGGTCAAGTAATATCATTATTGAGTAGTAATAACCCGCCAAATCAACAACACGATTATACGCACGTTGAACTTTTCGATCATTACCTTCAGTATACTTGACTAGTTTATATAATTCTTCTTGTTGTTTGGAATATGCGTAGTGGTAGATTTCCATTTGATCATACCATTGTTTGCGATGATTTCCGAAGAAGAAATAAATCCATAAGAAAAATGCCTCAATACGAGTTTTCATTATATTATCCTTTCAACATAAGTTTTGCGATTTCCTTGTCCTTAAGAAGTTGTTTGGCTGCATAAGGCATTACAAGTTTATTGTGAATAGCAGATACTCCAAGATATGATCCATATAGCAGCAAGGAAAATGTAAATGCGCGAGATGTGATGTTTCGAAGAGCGTTGACATTCTTCTCAGAAAATAGAGCTAAATCAAGAGTAGCTTTGTGATTTTTTAAAGCTAGTTCCAAAATTTTAGGATTGTCAGTGTTAATTTTCATGTTTATTTTCTCCTTTTAATAATACATTTGCCGTAGCGAGCTTTAAATTCTTCACGGAGTTCTGGTCGTCCGCATTTATCGAACCGGTCTTCATAATAACCAGCCCAGTCCAATAGTTCCTTCAAAGGTTCCATTTCAGAAATTTGGAATTGGTCTTTGTCAATATGATTATATCCGCAATAATCGCGAACACGTACAAATGCGTAATCACCACCAAGCATAATCACAAGCTCGACAATTATACCGTTTTCGAACGGGTAATTGTAATGGGTCATAATCTTGGATTTGTTTTGAATAATGAAAGGATTCTTCCTACCAAACTGTACTGGCCTAACGTTTTTAGACATTTTATCCTCCTTAATTTTTATCCAACAGTCCATTCATCTTGTCGATAACATTTCTAAGTTCCTGCTTGTCTTTCTCTAGTTCACCAATACGAATTTCGAGTTGATCGATATGTTTGTCTCGGTCGTTGTCTCCTCGACGGTCAAGAACCTCAAATATACCTAATCCGAACAATACAAGTCCGAATAGGATAAAACACGCAATACTACGATTAATTTTCTTCATATATTAATCCTTTCTTTATTGAAATAACATTGGTGGATATAATCCTTTAACCCAACGATCAGTTTCAGAAAGCTTTTCTTTGGCTTTAGGTAGAGATTTAGCTTTATCGACAAATTCGTTAGCCTTAGCTAAATCATCAATTTCGAATATTGACTGGGCTGTACTAGAAGATACATCATTTTTCTCAGAAGTTTTAGGAAAATCCACAACGGTGTCGTATTGTCTTATGTCTAGATATCCATCAATACGGGATACTGATAATACAGGTTTCTTATCACGATTTTCCATATCATAAGACAATTGTACAACATAACCATTCGGGGTTCCATAGTAGAATGTCTTTAATTGACCGGCTAAAAGTCCCATATCTGGTTCAGTCCACATTTTACCGTCCTTCATTGGTGGAGATAGTGGCGAAATAGGTGTTTCTGGCATTAAGATTTACCTCCTTTGAATTCGATAATTAGTGTAGAATATACCATGTCCATATCATGATCAATGTCATATGACCTTGTAACATCAATAGTAGCCTTATATCCGGCGTCATTTAAGTCAAATACCAACTGTTGCATGATAATATGAACCGGGAACGTATCCGAATTATCGTATCCATTTTCTTTTAGAATTTTACGAATATCAACAATACGTATATAGATTGGATCAGATATTGAGTTTATTAGAATTTCATTAATCCGATCAATAATAGAGGCATAATTAAATTCCTTAGTCAATAATACTTCCAATCTCTTACGGTTAATTTCCTTAATAGGAACGATTTTATTCACCCATAATCTCCTTTCTAGGTTCATACTTTTCCTTTAGTTCCAAGTACTTGTCATAGTAATATGTAGCAGCTTCGTCACGAGTCTTCCATCGGTTCTCAATCATTTCGTATTGATGTTCCAATGAGAAGATCTTGTCTTCCTGCTTTTTAATTGTATTTTGATACACAACATTTTTGTCATTTAACTCAATGGAATATCCAAGTAGTACTATTGTAGAAATAACTACAAATGCACTAGTTAGACCCATTATCCGTCGTCTGATTCTTTTTCGCATAAGCTTCCTCCGCTTTAAAATATCTCGATAATAGAATTGACAAATGGAATATCTTGATGTTTTAAAATATTCTCCAAACCTTCCTCTGTCAAAGTATAATCCGACATTGGAATCTTACCATCCTTAATTATACAACCTTTGTAATACATTATAATTCCTTTCTGAAAAAAAAATAAAGGCTAATTGATAATTAGCCTCCAAAGATTTTAAATCCCAAACTCGTAATAGTTCGGCACCAAATCATGTGTAAGATTAGTTTAAGAACTCTCATAGTTCTTACCTCCTTTCATTATGATGTATGTAATTTATGCGAAATCATCACAAGATGTCGAATACGGATAGACTGCCCATATCCTCGGTCTGGATTTACAGTTATGTGTTCAACCGGATCAGTGTTCTGCATCGCCATACGAACAATGGTATTTGTCGTAACAAAGATGTCATACCTATAGAAATCTATACTGATATCTATAATAGACTCATTGGTTTCAAGTTTAAATGGAGTTTTCAAGAATATATTACCATTAATCTCGAGTCCCTCGATGGCTCTGTTATGAATATTATCCGATGATAACAAAATATCATCTTCGTCGATTAAGATAGACCTAACTCGATAGTCACTATCCATTGGCCTGACTGTCTTCAAAATAACTCGAACATGTCGTTGCATATTATAATCCTTTCTTTCCAAACAAATAAGATAGTACAAATGTAGCTATCCACATTCCTCCAATAGTAATTCCTAATATATCCATAATGCCCATTGCGGTAGTCTTCCTCGACCGCCGAATTCAAGTCCTTCCTGTGATAATAGTTCTTGGTAAGCAATCGCTTTACCGTCTGTAAATATCGTATGATCATTTGGTGCTGAAATTATAAAATGTGGCAACTCTGAGTAGTCAACACCGTAGTCTAACATGTCGCCAATTGTGTGAACATAAGTTTTAATCAACGCAAATGTGTTTGGAAAATCCCTCGCGCCAATGGAAAGCATCTTAACGCTAGATAAATGACGTTGTAAAGCATCTTTTGGTACGTCTATGTAGATGCATTTGTCGTAAGACTTTTCGGGTATTATAACTCCCTGACAATATACTTGGTTTCCAGACAAGACCATGTCAATCTTTGTCCGGAAAGTGTCGTCATTTTGATTGTAAACAACTTCTATCTTACGAATGTAGTTGTTGTATTTCTCTACTACGGTAGTTTCTGATTGTTTCTTTCGTTTATTAAAAACCGGAATCCTAATCTTATCAAATGGCATCATTCTTTAGACTCCTTTATAACTTTCACTGGCTCTGGTAAATCTAGATAAAAACCTTCTGGATTTCGTCTAATGCGAGAGTCATACACCATATCTTTAGTCCATCCATATTCATCGGACCAGTCGGAAATAAGACAGAAACTCGCCGTAGCATAGTCTTTGACGGTTACAAAACCTTTAACGGCAGCCATGTCAGATAGCATATCTCTTGTGTATTCTAGATCGATACGATCGTGATAAAACCTTGTCGGTACTTTAATTTCTTTTGTCATAATAATCCTCCTTTAGAACTTTATAGGTGTTGGTAAATCTAGCCAGTAGCCCGAACGATTGTGTGTAATAGGGGCTGTGCGAATCATTTCATCATCCCAACCATGTTGTCGATCGTAGTTGTTATTAATAAAACCTAAAATAATCGAATAGTCACGACAGTTCACCCATTGATACTTCTTATACCAGTCAAGCATTTCTTTACGAATTTCCTCGACTTCTTCCGGGGTTGGCAGTGGTCGTTTTGGGATAGCTAAGGGTTGTAACAAACGATCTTCGTCTATGTTCATATTAGAACCTCCTTACAAAAAAATAATGAGACAATACGTCTCAAATAAAAAAAGAAGAATGCGGATTTGCGGCATCGTCACCGCACTTCTATACAGTGTATAGCTGCTTTCCTATTTCACTAAGCAAACCCTTCTTTTGTTTATATTCCTCTTCATTATGATATATGTAATTTCTGCGAAATAAAAAAGAATAGGCCGAGAAAGCCCGTTCTTTAGAAACCTTTATTTTTCAAGGTCCGTAGCACGTAATGTAAAGTATCCATCCTACGTTGGTGGTCTTCCGCATCCTTTAGAATATACCCTTCTTGCTCGAGTTTCTTAATTCTTCCCTCCTCAAGAACGGCATATCCCGCTAAACAGCGGAATCCAACTTCCCGTAAAATTCTTCTGAACATAGTGTGTTCCTCCTTTTTATATAATTAGTTTTTCATTATGGTCTATGTAAATATTGCGAAAAAAAGAAGAAGCTATTACGCTTCTTTAAGTGCTTCGTATTTATTGTGAATTTCATAACAGATTCTACCCATTTCAATGGCTTCCTCTTGATGTTCACTAGCATACTCAACGCCTTTTTCATAGTAATAGCTTTCATCTTTTTTACCACATATAGTCATAAGTTCCATACTAATTCCTTGTAGTTTAAGATATGTATCTGGATCGATACGTACTTCTTCACCTTTCGGTGAGCAGTAATCGAGCGTATTATTGAACTCTCGTACAGTATTGTCAAACTCTTTGATTTGTTCTTCGGATAATTCGGTTGTATCCCGAAGAAACACCATCAAATTATTTAAATACTCACGAATAGCCAATATTTGCTCAATACCCTCACGAGCGGCAATTTCAGTAACTTCGTTTCCTTTAATATCAACATATTTCAACATAGTAATGTCCTCCAATAATTATATTTGTTTTCATTATTGGATATGTAAATTCTGCGTTTGTTTTGTAAAAAAAAAAACAGGACCCGTGTAGGTCCTGCGTTGTGAGATTATTCTGATTCCGAAGATACTATTTTATCCAGAGTATTTTCTATATTTGAGGCTGATGCTAGTTGTTTAACTATGCGTTTCATTTCGTCATGTTCGCGAACAATTCTAGCTAATATATCATGTTCTATATTATTATCGCCCTCGACACTATAACCGTTTGTTAGATTATATACTAAATAATCTCTTAATTTAATTCTTTCATAGTTAGAATAATCGGCTTTATGTTTATCTCCTTTATACCTAATAGATGCGTTCATCATCTTAGCATCATATAGCCATCTTGACCACATACCATCGTTTTCAGCATTTAAAATACCACTCCATGCCAAATACTCGACAGCAGTCTCAAAAGTTCCTTCTACGGGGTTGTCGATAGTAAAATCGTTCATATCTGAAGGATCAAAATTATGAAGATTTTCAAACTTTCCTTCAGAACTACCAAACATATTTTTTTTTAATTCTTCTATATTAATAACCGTTTTAGCATCTAGTTTGTTATTACCAACAATTTCATCAACTTCAACTTCAGTAATTTCTATATTTGGAATTTTATTAATAAATATAGTTTCTGATGGATAAAAAGATTTTGAATTATAAGTTTTTGATGAACTAGAACCTTCGCTTTTAACAGTGAAGAAAAATTTAAAACCCTCTAAAGTGTTAAATGATAAACATACATCGCCAGTATACCCATTAACAATATTGTTTTTCAAAGTAATTTCTATAGGATTAGTAGCATTTTTAATTTCTTTAGAAAATATTTGATTATTACCCAATACCGTACCAATCGTAATGTATAAAGTATCATGATCATTCTTTAAATATTTCTCGGGTAAGTAAAGTTTAAGAGTATCCATTCCTGCGCGCATATCCAACGTTGTATTGAGAATAACATTTTTTGCACTTACAACCATTATTTATCTCCTTTTTCTTTTAATTGAGACAGTTCTTCCATAGCCTCAATATATTTTTGCTTATAATAAGCTCCTTCTGTTTTGAGAGATTCGTTCTCCCAAATTAATGTGGACAAACGTCCGAGCAACCCATTTACGGATCGCTCAATACGTTGGTTTTCATCCATATCATAAATGTCTGGCATTCAGACCTCCTTTTACATCATCTTGACTATTTGTGCTCGGATATATGGATCTAACTTACCTTTAGTGTAATGATATCCCACAATACCAGCGCCCATAGCCACTGCTTTTGCTACGGCTTTAATTCTACGTCGTCTCTTCTCCGGGAGATTTTGCCACTTGGTTTTGGCATTACTAAAAGAGTTTCTAACTCCCCATTTCATACCTCTACGTCCATAGTGAAGTAAAATATCTTCAGAAGAGTCTACGTGAACTAGTTCGCCTCTTTCGTCAATAAGTTTCATCGGATCTCCTTCCGCATATCGGTCAGAGTTCCCCAACCTTCTGCTTGTGTAGTTTTGCCTTCTTTGTATCCAAGCTTCTTGTATACATGTCGGGCGTTTGGTGAGATTTCTGGAACTTCTAAAGTAACATGAGTATGTTTACCATCCTTAGCGATCTTGTCCACTTCTTTCATTACCTGTTGAGCGTAGCCTTTACCTTGATATTTCTTCTTAACACTAACCCAGTTAACATTAAGTTCTCCTTTACCAAGATTATCGACATACAATTCTCCAACTTTCTTGCCATCTTTTCTGATGTTGTAAGAACCTCGGTCATTGTATCCTTGTCTTGCTCTACGAGATATTCTCATAAGACCTCTAGTAAGCAAATTTGCTTTTCGAGCTTCTAATGAAAGTCCATTACCAAGATCTCTAGAACGGTGTAGGTAGTTAGGGGCCTCGCGAAGTTTACGCTGACCCCACTTCATACCTTTGATACCGAAGTGTTTTATGATGTCTTTAGAAGAGTCCGCATGAACTAACTTTCCTGATTCATAAAGTTTCATATAATAACCTTAGTATTTGATTTTTGTTTTATTAGCTCGTTTATTAGCATACTCTACGAATTGGTCTGCCTTTTCTTCAAGAATAGAACCTTTAGTTGCCTCGGCGAAGTCTTTTCCATACTTCTCAGCTTCTTTAATCTTCTGTTTATCCTTTTCGGTCAATGTAATTGAAGCAAGATTTTTATCAAGTTCTTTACCAATATCTCGAATTTCTTTTAATCGATTAATACGATATTTTAAACTACGTTTTGATTTAAACATAGTCCCCAACCTACTGTTTCTTTTAGACTCTTTTAAAGTCTCATGATATGCAACAGTACGCTTACCTCCAGTTTCCTTAGTTAAAGTCCGGAGTTCTTTCTTCAAAGCACGTCTCTGTCCCCACTTCATGCCTTTGATCCCAAAGTGCTCTATAATATCTTTGGAACTATCAACATGAATGAGTTCACCATTATCATATATTTTCATTTAGTACTCCTAAAGATGTCCAGCCATATCGGTAGCATCATCTAGATAATTGTCGTCCATCCATTGGTCCGATTGAGGAGATCCAATGCGAGAATATCCATTAACCTTTTCATAGACACGAACTCGAGAGCCTGCCTTGAATAGTTCTTTCTCAGGAGCGCCTCCATATGGCGCAGCTTCAACCCAATAGTCCTCTGTGACAGTTGCTTCGTAGTAAGGTTGCTCTGATTTCGATAGTGGCTGACGAGCGTCCAACTCACGTTCAAATGTATTCTGAGCAGATTGTACTACGGCGGGTGGAAGAGTAGCCTGAGGTTGTCCCCCAGTGTATCTGTAGTAGTATACATAAGGACCTCCATTGATTTCCCAAAGCCAATCGTGATTGTTCTGACAAATAGTGTTATACCCGTAGTTACAGTGAATAATGTTTTCACTATCCACAAACATACCAGTATGTCCTCCTGCCCCAGCAGAGTATCCCTTCTGTCCCCAGATAAAGATGTCTCCTCGTTGAGTAGCAGTCTCTTGGTTTTCACCAATGAGTGTCCAACCATTATTCAACAACCAGTCATGCATTGACTCTGTTGAACATGGCCAAGGTAATTTAGGCATCCCAGCCTCGACACCAGCAAAATACATGCTAGAACTACAGTCGAATGAGCCAGGCCCGTTTCGGTATGTCATGGAATATGTTACACGATTTTCACGTGCAAACATCCATGCCAACCATACATTAATATCTACAGACATAATATGTCTCCTTTCTATGTTCCTATATACTTGTGATTTCTTCGTTCATTCCAAACAGCGTTTGAAAAGTCATTGTTACCGACATTCCATCCTACATTGTTTAAATGCTCCCAACATCTCCATAGAGATTCCACAGAGTTACATAATCGTATCATGCTAATACCCTTAGAAAGTTTAGTCGGTTCGAATACGAAATGATATATACCATCTCGACCGCCAGAGAAAGCATGACCAAGTAATATTTTATCGCCAAAGATCTCCGTTTGGTCGACGTTATCATTTGCACGGAATATACGTATACCGGAGAAGTAACCAGTGTCTTGAGATATCGTCCCGATATTATGGGAAGTTACCCCAACACCAACAAATACTCCTCCGTAAGTATCATCGCTGAAGTGAATAAATCCAGTACCGTCGCCTTTTGTACGGAATAACGAGTTGTTTGCAGTAGTAAATTCTATATTTGCAGCGGCGTTGAATCTCAGATAATTCCTATTCAAGTCAAATGTCAAACTTCCACTCTGAGATGCCAGAATTCCACCTCGAATATAGTTTGCACTCATTGTACCAGTCACAATGTTACTAGCATTTAAGTTTATCACATTAACTCTATTAGCATCAAGAGTGCCTGTAGTAATCTTACCAGCATTGATATTAGCAATATGAGCATCCTTGATCACAGCATTCTCAATCTTAGTGTTACCATCAAGCCAAATAGACGAACCTTTGATACGAACATCCGTACCTGTAGCATTGATCTCGGATACAACATCATTGTTGCTGTTAAGGTTTTTAACCGCCCAAGATCCTGCGAGTTGAGTAACCCTAGTAGAGATAGAAGTAATAGGACTGTATGGTGCTTCTTCACCTTTATTCCACATTATATTACGGAAATATAATGAAGATGAATGGGTATACACTATAGCAAATCGAACGTTCTTGCCAAGACTTCTAAGTTGAGTATACGCCATATTCTGAGACACTTTACGATAGTCTGGACCAGCCGCCTGTCTACCAGTAGCACTTACATCAACCGTCCAAGGACCAATTTCCCAACGTTTTTTATCGAAGTCGTAAAAACCATAATGAAATTGTTGAGACTCTGCGGCAGAGAAATAACCATTACCCAAAGGATTTACTCTCCATTCAAACGAAAGTGTCCATCTTTCGCCAACTTTTATCTCATAGTTGTCCAGTGGGAATGAAATATACCAATATGGTTGGTTATTTGGTTCGGTCGTTTCGGCGCTAGGAGTTATAGTTCGAACCGGAATTGTGTAAAATAACAGTTCGGAATTGACTCCATTCGGTCGTTTGACAACATACGGATTTGCGATATAAGTCAAATTCGTATTGATTTTTCTTCTATCGACAAGAATCCCAGAAGTCATATCTGCAAAATCATCAGTTGATAGAATATGGTTAATCACTTTAGGTGGTGGGTTTAGAACCGACCCAAGTACACCTCTGGCAAATACCTCGGTCTGGAATATTTCAGGAGTCATAACCATTCCTGTAACATTCTTTTTAACCTCTGATTCGTTTTTACCAATTATTCGTTCGTAAACACCAACTTGATCGTTGATCTTGTTGAATTCTCCGGTTTGTGGGAGGTCTCTAAGTTGCAGTAACGCACTCTCAGCTTTACTTAATGCCTGTAGAGTTCGTTCCTTAGAGTCTTCCTCGGCGTCTTTAATCTTCTGTTCAACTTCTGCAAAATGAGTTGCCACCGTTCTGTTGACATCATCTTCGAAATCAGAGTCCACAACTCGCTTCCATTTTGATCCATCCCAGATGTTGAGCTGAACCTTACCATTACCCATGTCTTTATACCAAAGATCACCGGTTCTAGCAGAAGTTGGTTGTGTTGTTTGGTAATTGATAATGTTATGTCCGTCTGCTGTAAGGTTAACAATCTTAGACCAGAGACCGCCCTGATTGTAGAAGATGTTATTAACACTCTGTTCCACCTTTGAGTTGACAGTTGACGTTAAAGATGACCCGTAGCTAGTAGAGCCTTTACCATTATCAGAGATTACCATTGTCTTAATCTGTTCTTTTAGAACATCATAAGTCAATTCACGAACTTTCAAAGTTGTGGATAGGTTCCATTTGGACACCCATACATCCACGGTATCGCAAAGCCCAATAGTCTCTAAACGATTGATAGTATATTCGTCAAATAAATTACTATCTCTAAGAGCAGCCATCTCAACAGTCATCTGGATGCTAGGAATATCACAACCAGGGTTTCTAGACGTGAAATAGTTCTTAGCAGCATTGTCGACTTGAGCTTTTGTGATTTCTTGATCTCCGTTACCCTGTCCTGTATTTTGGAAATCGCTTGAGAAATCTATAGGTCGCAAGTTCTTTTGAGAATATGAGTTGTAGTACATTGACTTAACAACATCACCAAATACATAAATCTCTTGCTGATCGTTACCATTACCTGTACGTTTAGTGTACTTAGCATAAGGTAATATAGCTGTGAATTTACCTTTGAAAGATACCTGGGTCTTAAAGTTCTCCATATTCTTTCCTAAACGAATAGTAGTAACATTTTGTTTACCACGATTTCTAAG